ATATATTTTCCTTTCGTATGACGGTATATTAACGGAGTGTAAACGGATTATCCACAAAAACATAATTTAGATGCTCTAGTTTGGATTCGAACCTTGTTCTAGTATTGTCTATCTGCGCTTCCCACAGTGCTGACCAGAGCATAGTTATATTTAGTGAATTTGAAAGATAGATTTGAGGCGTTCAATAGTGTCTGCCGCATTTTCGTGAAGAATGCCAATGCCACCAGCACGATTGAAATCTTCAATTACATCGGGCGTGTCATCAATCAAAATTGTATCTGGTGTTGCATAGTCTTTTTTCAACCGGCGACCAGGTACAATGTTGCGCTTGTAATGAATTCCATGTGTAGTTAGCCAAACTCGCTTTTGCGCTTCAACCAAACTATGGTATTTTTCACCACCTGAAGATGATAGGATTTCAACTTCTACCAAATTTTTATCTTCAAGCATCCTCACGAATTGCAAAAGTTCTTCGGCACCAGGAAACATATCTAGTGAGGCAAAGTTTTTGCCTTCTACAAAAACGGTCCAATTTGGACTGAAGTTTTTGTTTCCTCGGGAATCTGCCGGAGATTCATTAAACAATTCGTGATAGCGCTTGTCAAAATCGGCCAAGACGCCATCCATATCAAGATATAGCTTTTTCATTTTCAGTAATCACTTTTTTCAGAATAGACTTGTATTTTACATCATCAAAAGACAGAAATGCGGCAAACTTTAGAACTTTCCTTCGGTAGTCTGGCCATCGAACTGTATCGGTAATCTTTCGTGACCACATCGGAAAGAACTTCAGAATAGAATTCAAAATACACAACGTTTCAATTGAAATTTCTTTACGCAAAGCCATACGCAAAAGAACTGGATAGTCGCCATCGTCACTTTGCAACAAATCATTTGGATTGTCGATACCATCAAAGAGTTTTCGACAATCATTTTCAAAAGTGTACGAGAGACTTTGAATGACTTTCATACGCTCACGATAAACAGTTTCGGATTCTTCGGTCAACAAATCGCCGACCCACAAATTATCATTGTTCAACAAATTAGCAACAATGAAAAGAATCAACTCATCTTTGTTGCTAAGTCTACGAGATAGCTTGTAGAAATGATACTTGTCTTTACGATTTTCAAAAGAATCTACAGAGATTTTACTCTTGCCATTGTACTTGAAGAAATCATAACTGTCTGAATTGAAATGCAGCTTGAGTGCTTGAAAAATTCCAAATGCCTCATAACCAGTTATCATATTGGTAGTCGTGATGTTTTTATTTTCAACATGTTTTGCTCCATTGCTTGCGACTCAATTTTAGTTTTGAGTGACGAGTTAATCAATGAAGCAGCAACTTCTATTTCAAGTCCTGTTTCTTTGCAATATTCTATAATTGCTTCTAGATATGTGTAATCTGTGTTTGCTACCATGCTATCGATAGCAAAAGCAAACTTTTTCATTTCGTCCTTAGTTGGCATTGTACTCCTTCATTGGGCACTTTTCGTCCCAACAAGTGTGTCCTTCCATTCGAGCCTTTGAAATACCACAAACACTACACAATTCAGCTTGGTCTTGCACAGCACTAGTTCCATTCAAACCTGCAACCAAATTATCAAAGACTTTTTCACCAATTTCATAATCAACATCAGAGTCTTCGAATTCAACAATGTCTACTACACCATCAAAAACAAAACCAGAACCACGAAGAAAATCTTCAAATCGTGGAAGAACATCAGAAAGACTCACAGCATCAAACTCAAGCGTCAACTTGCTGCCGGCGAATTCTTCGTGTGAAACAAGCGTGAATTTCATTATATAATCTCCAAAAATTATTTCTTACCAGTGAGAGAATGTGCAATACAAACAGAGTTTGGATTAGTTTCGTATGCACACTTTACAGACAAAGGATCAACGCCCTTTGCGATGGCAGCTTCAATGTTTTTTGCCATGTTGTTACGATCATTCAAATTATAAACAATTGCACCAACAATTGCGGTACAAGATACAATCGTAAGTGCTACCATAACCGTAATCAAGTCACGATTTGCTCGATTATATGATAGTTTTGTTTCTGTCAATTTGATCTCCGTTTCGTTTGTAGAAGATGTGTCTGCCAATTTGCTTTTCCTTTTTCAATTGCCAACCAGGATTTACATAGTCAGCGTGATAAAATGTCGCACCATTCGTTACATCTTGTACCCTATGAATGTTCAGGTAAAGATATGTTGACATTTCTAAGATATCATTATATACTGGACTGTTCTTAATTGTCAAGCGCTTACTGGTAATGCTCGAGTCACAATACCACGAGAACTGGCAAACACCGTTGGTTTTCTGAGTAACCACGCCACATATTGTGTCTGCATAGTTGCCGGTTCTGAGGCGGTTCAAAGTGACAAAAGCAACAGCGATTTTACCCTCTTTTGGTTCGCTCTTCGCTTCGAAATAAATGTTTTCGGCCAAACAAGAGATTTGTTTTTGAGCTTCTGGCGCAAGTGCTTTAAATGGCGCTTTCATTGGTAGAATGCTTCTAGTGTCAACATGAATTGCTGTTAGCATTAAAATGACACTCGACAACAATAGGCCTGCAAGTATTAGTCTTGAACCCATTTGTCTCCTTTCAAAGAAATTTAATCCACTGGACTTTTCAAAAGTCGCAACATTAATAAGATGTGAAATGGTGGGTATTCTGTTACGAGGAACCCACCGAACCCTAAGCAGCGTTTAGGCTGCTAATGCGAAACGCTCATCGTTTGCATTTACTTGGTTTGCTTCTACGGCCGGGTAGTCCCAACCCTAACGGCTTTAGCGTTGCCGTGCTGTCCACTTTGTTACTCTTTGCCCTGTCGAAACCAATACAGGCCCATCAAAAGCATCCTACTGCGGTGTGAATACATACAATCGTCACCACAACAATCGATGATTCACCGTGTCCTCCCCTGTAGGTGGGGTCGCTGGTTAGGCGTCTTTCGCTGCCATGCTTTTGGTGGACCTGGGCGGAATCGAACCGCCGTCCAGAACACTTTTCTCTCTGCTTCATACAGCAATATACTTCAATAACTCATTAATATATTTATGCTTCTCTCTGACAAAGATTTGTGGTTTATCATTTTCAACCGCAATTGCAACAACAACTTGATTCACTGGCAATCCTGTTCGCTCCTCAAACATTTCTGCGTAGGCAGTGCATTGCATAAAGTAATTCAAAATACCATCTTCAGATTTTTCTCTTGATGCTGTTTTATAATCAACGATTGAAAGTTGGCCATTCCATTCTGCAATACAATCACAACGACCAGCAATTTTCAACCGATGACTAAACAATGCCTGCTCAATACCAAACACACGGCCAACATTTTCGTCAATGTGTGGTTTCAATTGAAGAAACAATTCTTTAGTATCAGGCATCATGGTTTTAAACTTCATGCCATCTGATTCATTCAAAAGATATTTCTCACAGACTGTGTGAAGTTTAGTCCCACGGCTTGAGGCTTTTCGAGCAATACGATTTGCTTCTTCAGCACCTACACGCTCACGCCATTCAAAGATAGCCTTTTTGTTATACGATGAAAGAACGGTGGTGATGGAAGGATACTTTTCGCCAGTTGGCGTTTCGTACACTCTTCCATCATCCGTAGTTACTGCTTTTAGATCGTAGTCTAGTGATTCTAATTTTACAAATTCAAAGTTACGCAAAACCAAGTTCCAATTTTGTCACAATATAATTTTTCACCAATTCGGATCGAACAATGTCTTCAACACCAAATTCGACCTTATCGAAACAACCCATTCTATCGATAATCTTCATAAACTCAAGCAAACCTGTACGCTCTTTTGAGTTTAAATCACTTTGTCGATAATCACCACAAAACACAATACGGCAATTATCACCGATTCGTGTGATGATCGTATCAAGCTCATGGTAATTCATATTTTGTGATTCGTCAACCACTACAATGGCATTTTTGAAAGTTATGCCTCGCAAATATGAAGTTGTACCGAATTCAATAAGTTTTTTGGTCTTCAGTATGTCATAACCATCACCTCGGCCAAACAAATCATCACAGATTTCTCGGTATGGTTCTTCGTATACTTTCGTTTTTTCTTTTACATTTCCTGGGAGAAATCCCATATCACGACTAGGAACTACAGAACGAATGATAACGATTTTATCGTAAAAAGAATTTCCTTTGAGAACTTCATTTAATGCTAGATAGAGAGATATAAATGTTTTACCTGTTCCTGCAACACCATGTAAGAGTAGGTGTTTACCTTGATTGAATGCATCAAATGTTTCCTCTTGATTTACTGTTAAAGGCTTGATTCTTCTTAGAGAAAAATGGTTCTGTTGATTCTGTAGTTTTTTTGCCATTAGTCCTGCCCTTTAAAAAGAAAAAGGGAGACTTCATGTTCAATGAATGTCTCCCTCGGTTGAAAAATCTTCAATCACAATTAACTGTTTTTCCACTTACTGTAAATATCTTTGGCTTTCGCCTGGTGTATCGTGCGCTTGCCATATCTCTGTGCAAGCGGACTATCGGGATGGGCTTCTGATACTTTAGAAAGAACTTCTTTCCAAGTATTGTCTGTTTTTGAATCGAGGCTACCAGTCATGCTGGTAATTGCAAACGCCGATGGCAATTGGCGTATGTGTGGATTCTTTTCCAACAATTCTTCTTTTCGAGAATTGCTAACAAAGTCTTCAAACTCTTCACCGGTATCGGTGTTCAAAAATCTATACGTTGGCATTATGTTTATTTAGTCCTTCAATGTACCAAACTGGAACACTCCGTTTAGTCCATTTTGCAAAACGATTCTTATGCTCTATATAGTATTTGTGATACGACAAAAGTGTATCATATTTGCGGCCAGGAATTTCAACTTCAGCTATAACTTTTGCTTCAATTGGCATGGCTGGCGTTGGCGGATAAAATTGACTTTTGATAATTTTATTTGGCGGAAAATATAAGTGATCGTTAAGTCTGGTGCAAGAATGAACTTTACCATAGCGATAAGTGTACTCTTTGCATAGATTGTACCACATGTGATACAACCAAATGTAGTTGTCACGATTTGAACGACACCAAATGCCGCTTGGATGATTAATGTGTGAAGCCTTCATCAGGTCGGGCTCACGAGCATCATTCAAACGCCAACGCTTAATTCGCCGGCCATTTGCTGTTAAATCCGTATACTCTTCGCCATCGAGCACACGGTGAGCAGTTGACATTAATTGTGCATACTCAATAATCATTTTAACCACATGTTTGTCACAATGCATTTCTGCACAAACTTGTGGATTTGGATCAAGGTAGAATATGTTCATTTACTGCGGCCTTAATCATGTTATCAATATGCGCTTCGATAAGTTTAGTACGAATCATATCGGTCATTGTGAGATGTGGCCATTCCAAAACAAAAGGACAATTTCCGTCCCACTTTCTGTTTTCGAGAAAGTGTTTGTATTCTTTAATGTCTTCAACACTATTAGGATCAAAGTGTCGTTTTTTCCAAGTGTGGTGACTTAGTTTGAATTCAGTTTGTTCCATAGTTTTCTTAGGGGCGCCTAAATTACGGTCGTTTAAGAATCAGCGGGTGAACGGAGTCCTCAAGGGATTAAAGCAGCCGCCACTCCCCCCTACTTTGAAATTATTCAGCAGTTGTCTCAGTAACTTCAGTGATGGTAATTTCATCAGTAGAAGTTTCAATTGCTGCATTCGAAGGGACAACAACTTCGACCTTCTTAGTCTTCTTGACCTTAGCCTTAGGTGCAGGCTTGGCCTTCAGATCGGCCAACTTAGCAATTGACGGCTTCTTTTCAATTTGACCAGGAACAAAGCCACTCTTAGCGACACCAGTTCGCTTCAGATATTCTTCGACTTCTTTCACATTGATAATTTGATAAGCAGTCACTTTGCGACCATCTTTAATGGCTTTGACAACACCATTAGCATTGGTCTTAATGTGCCACATGTAGGTCGAAAGACGATACATGTAGATTTCTTTGCCGAGAGTAGCATCGATTTCTTCAATCGTGACAGGACTGCCAGACTTCATAATCATCAGCAACTTTTCAAACGGCTTCAACTTAGTAGACTTACCACGAGGCATAATATATTTCCTTTCGATTTAATTTTGAAGGTACAGTGTAACACAGGTATGAGCAATTGTCAAGCCCATTTTGCATATTTACCGATAATCTTTATAAACGGTAAAAGTCACAGCATTCTTTTTCAAGCAAGTGGATCGCCGAGTCATGGGCGAACGATCAAAATCACTTGAGCGAGGGCCACGAAACATAACACGAACAGGACAACCAACAATTTCCCGAATCAACTTCATGGACTGCCGTGAATACTTTTCAATGGGAATGCCTTTGTAAAAGGAAACTTCCCAAGGCGGTGAACGAAAACTTCTCAATGTAGTGCTCATCAAATCACCTCACAATATCAAAATGGTCACCAAGATACAAATCAAAGGTTTTAAGCAAATGCTCATAGTCGCCTTTTTGCATTTCTTCAACAATTGATTCGCCTAGTTCAGGCGCACCAGACCTACGAAAAGTGTTCAAAACCACGCCCATCAAATAAAATGCATTGCCTTGAGGACCAGAAAGGTCAATCAAAGGCTTTTCATTCTTTCGCTTATTTCGAATCATAGTGCTTCCAATTTCGCCATCAAAGTGACATAATCGTTAAAAACCTCAGAACCATCTCGACTGGTTCTCAGAATGATAAAGTTACGATTGTAAATTTCAACCGTAGCATCAAGTGTACGAGCTCGACCAAAAGTTACAGCACGATACTTGGTGCCTTTTTGGCTGGTAAATTCACCTGTCAAAACGCCATAAGGTGCCGTAAAATTTTTAGTAAGCGCCCACTCATAAACGGCATTTTGAATTTCTTGGCTATTCATCACTTAACAATCAAAGTAAATAAAAATATTACTGCTAAGATGCCAAATGTTGCCATCCGGCCGATTAGTGCGCCAACAAAAGCGCCTAACATAAAGATGGTTGTGTTTGTTAAAACGATTTCCATTTTATCTACGCATTGCTGCTTGATCTCTGGCTTCTTCATCAGTAAAGATTGGCACAGCATTGGACTTGTGCAAAGTACCGATACCTTTCATCAGAGTGCCAGTATACACTTTACCTTGAATTGGTTTAGTCGCCGTGCCTTGCCAGGAATCCAAACTGGGGTACTTAGGTGTTTCTCGCACAAATGGTTTTGAAACAACCGGCGAAGAAATAACTTTTACAATTTTCACGGGCTTTTTTGGTGCGTGTTTTTTGACCAATTCATCCCATGATGCCTGAAGCTCACGCTGCTTGGCATTTAGCTTGCGCTTCTTGGACTTCTGGTAAGTATGAATAATCATTCTTCGAACTTGATACTAGAAACACCACTATACAACAAGGCAGTGCCAAATGCGGCAATAATGGTGAGAATAATCAGGTCAACATGGTGGTCGGCATCAAGTGTGCCAGCCACACCAAACAAAATCAGGAATCCAAGAACTGCACGGATCATTTTTTTATTCCAAAATATAAGGCTTATTCCACTTACCGACATTGATGCGGAAGTAATAAGCAGTATTGAAATAATCGGTTTGAATGTCCGACTCATCATACCAATCAGCCGACTTCAAGGCACGGAATGCTTCCGTCAGAAAAACCTTTGAAGTACCAGTGAAATGTTCATGGAACCAATAAGGATTTACATCAATGCCAAACTTACGGGCATCTTCAGAATCACCGTAATCAGCAAAAAAATCAATCTTACCAGACTTGAGCGTTAGCACAATTGTCGAATGATTAGAAACCGACAAAGTACCCTTAACACCAAACTTCTTCAAAACGGGCTTGAGATTCTTAGCGATCTTAGCTTTCATTTCTTGGTTCATATAAGCCATGATAAATTCCTTAGATAGTTTTGAAACCGAGGTTGAATTCTTGCATCAACATTTTAGCAATGTTGATATACTGCCGAGCCCGTTCAGTATCGCCAAACGACATAACTTCCTGAGCATCAGAAAGATACGAAGCGATCACCATACCGGGACCAGAAAACTTGAAAGAAATCGAATCCGTAACCGACTCAAGAATGTCGGCTTTGGTCGAACCATACGCTTGCATTTCCCAAGCGATTTGCGAATCAGGTTGTCTTTTCATCATGTAGTCCATTATACGCAAGGACTGGCAATTGTCAAGAGCTCTAAGCTGTTGTTTTTAAACAACATTTTTGGACTGTAGTTTTTCTACAACAGCCACACCGTGCTTGCATTTTCCACGGAAACTAAATCCAGTGCAAGTGCAAATATATCCATTCTCCCGAATTTCTACATTATATACTTTTTGACCAGATTGTACTTTAAATAATCGAACACCATCCTGTTTTTCAGTTTTTACTAATTTTTCTAAACCAGGATGTTTTACTATTTTAAATGTCCGATACCTTTTATCAATAGTAATTTTTTGTGATTTACTAATAATAATTTCACCAGTATCACCACGAGCATACGCAATAAGGTGATTTGAATTATCAAGTAAATAAGTATGGTTAATCACGGGATAATCCGTGTTCCAAACTGTAGTTTCTTTTATGACTTGCATGTTGCCATCCTACAGAAAATGGCTAAATTGTCAAGAGCGTTGTTGTTTTTTTACAACAAACTAGCCTTTAAGGAGAACCTGAGTATTTTCTTCTCGGAGTTCTTCCTCAAACTCTTGCAATTCAAGTTTTTCTAGTTCTTTTTGTAAAGCTTCGGCTTGACCTTCGCTATTAGCAATATGTAACTTGATTTCTTGAATCCGTTGTTTGAGATGATCTTTATAAGACATATTCTTTTTCTTGTTTCAAAAGACGATAAAAAGATTTATCGTGATGTTTGTTTTTCAGCTGTCGCTTCTGTTCATCTTCCCTGTTCTTTCTAAATTTAGTCTTTTCGGGTTTGATGATTTTTTTGGCGCCGGTTTGCATTTTAGAAAATATTCTCCTTAGTCAATTAAAGTAATTCCAGGTCCTACTGATAGAACCTGTTTTTTCTTCCAAGGGTATTCACCGCTATATTCTTCTAGCGTTTTTTGATTACCTTGAATGAAAAACTCTTTAGTGACGGATTTTGGATTTCCGTCTAGTCGATAGTTACAAGTGTATTGTCTAGTACCGTCAAATTTTGGAAAATGTTTTTTCAAGGCTGAAAAGAATTGGCGATCAGCTCCCCATTGGCCATACCAGGCATGGCCAATAGCAAGAGCAACACTACGCCGAATTCCAAAAGTCGAGGTATCAATGTGATATATGGAAGGATTGACATATACAGGCCATTTGCCAAGTGATTCGCAATTATCTTCACAAATAAATTCTCCGTTTTTATCGTGGATGTTTCTGAAAGAATAAACCCAATCATAACCAGATTCCAACTTACTGACGATTGTTTCAATGTGATTAGATTCAAGCCAGTTATCTTCATCAAGGTAACAAATCACATCAGCATTTACAAGAAACGAACAAGCAGCATAAACACGATGACCATACCAGCCTTTGCCGATATTTTCTTCAAGTTGGATTGTTTTGATTGTTCTTTGACCAGCGTTTTTGTATAAAACTGGATGAATCTTTTCGTAGTGTTCTTCACCATCCAAAAAGATGTAGTGTGTGAGATTTTCGTAAGTTTGGTTTTGAACGGACTCTAAACACTGGTTCAAATGCTCAGAACCAATGGTCGGTGTTACGACAGCAACTTTCATAGCAAGTCGGGAAAGGCTTCAGATACGAGTTTTGGAGTTAGATGTTTAATGCCTAAGTCTTTTTTGAGTAGGCGCTCAAGAAGAGTTGCTTCATCTTTATGAAGAGATTCTAAGACCACCAAAAGAAGTTCAGTTTTTTTCTTTTCATCAAGGCCGGCCGGTCGAGATGGATGGTCTTTTACGAAACGATACAATTTAGCCATCTCAGAATCAAGATAGGTGAAGTTCAGCCCAGCGGGTTCTGGTGCAGGCCTGTATTTTGGAATTTTTACATCAAAAACAATATTTGGATGAAACGCTGCTTGAAGAAACATACGAAACTTAGGATGGTCGTATTTCTTCAGAACACTTAATCGTTCTTGTTTTGTTTGTGCTCGATCAAATTCTTCAAAAATTTCAGAATATAGTTTTTCAGCGCTCATTTTTTCTCATTTAAAATTCATGTGCGACTTCAATCAGATTTTTCAGTCTATTCGCAATCATGTAGTTCATAAATTCCTGCTTCGACTTTCCCTTAGCAGTTTCATATGTATTTAGTATATTCTGTTTTAGAGTTTCAGGCATCTTTGTCAAGTCGATCATCATTTCGTTGCGAGTAAAATTACGCAACATTTCATCATTACAAAACTCTTTTGGATCCTGGTTCAACCACTTGATGATTTTTGTTTCAGTTATAGGTTTCTGGCGATTACCCACCACAAAAACATCATCAGAAGAAAGAATGTTAGGAATCCCATCGCCCTTATCTCCACGAATAATGAGTTGCTTCAGTTGAACAAGTGGAAATGGTTCTTTGATATACTTCTTTAGAATGGGCGAAAACTGTTCAACATTTGCATATCGTTGCAGTTGAGCAAAGTCCTTATCGCTGGAAAGAATCATAATCTTTTCGGTGCCAGAATACTTTTGCACCAAGGCGCCGATAATGTCATCGGCTTCAGCGCCTTCAACATCAATCACTTTATATGGCGAACTAGTTTTCAATTCCTCACGAATCTTATTCAGAGATTCGAAAATGGAGGTCCAATCGTGGCCAGAAGCGGCTCGTGCCTTCTTACGGCCGGCCTTGTAGTGTGGAAAAAACTCACGGCGCCAATAGTTACGATTGTCACAAGCAATCACAACTTCAGGACCATGAGACTCTTTGAACTTCTTCACATAGGTTCGAATGGTATTCAAAATCATATGCCGAACCAGATTTTCATCGACAGAAGATTTTGACGAACCAATCTGTTCCATCAGATTAGAAATCGCAATTTGTTGGTAGTCAAAAATAATCATAGTGTGCTCAGTATAACACCATTATATAGTTATTGCGGCAATGTTAGTCGGGCTGGTCTCTTTTTTGAATGGCAAAAATTAGATCGGTAATAAATTTGTGATCCAATTCGGTAGAGTTGTTGTCTTCAAAAGGAATCACTTCAACATCATCAGCGTTTTCATCATACCAAACATAAATGCAAACTTCTTCTTTTGGCCGATGAATAAGAGCCCAAGGTGTTAGTTCATGTGGAGGAAACTCTTCAGACAAAGAATTTTTGTGAACAAACACAGCGAAAGATTTCATCTCTGTGTTGCCATTTTCCTGATACTGGTATTCACCATTTTCATCCATCCATTCTTTATCACCAAAACCATCAAAGATAATTTTTACGCCGAATGGTGCATCACCAGAATCATTTCCTGGATACAAATCTTCATCGTCATCCATTGTAGAAATAAACTCACGAACCCAATCCTCAATCACAGGAGAATAATCACGTTCATCATCAAAGTATATTGTCATTTTACAATCCTTAAAAGAATAATGTCAGCATTCAATCGCCCATTCAATGACGATTCGACAGCACGAATGCCGTCCATAAAATTACGAAGCGTTACTTTTCCTGCACTCAAAATCTCTGGCAGAGACACTTCTGGTTTCCGAAGTTTTTTCTGAATCGATTTCGTTTCGTTGAAATTTTGCAGTGTTGTGCCTTTGATTAAGAAACCACCAGCATCGTTTGCGTGATAACAACCCACTTTGCGTTGTTTTGTGTTGTAAACCCACAGTTGCATTGCTCCTAGAATTGACTTTACATCAACAGACTTCAAATTGAGTTCTTTAAATTCTTCACACACTTTCACTTTTGCCACAAGTTGATCAGGCGTTTTCAATTTACGCTTTCTAGGCTTTCGATTCTTAACCGAGCTTTGTGTCACCTTCTCACAATCGAGAATCACTTGATCACAAAAACCAACCAACTTCTTCAATTGAATTTTAGAGAAGTTGGAGTAACCTTCTTTAACTTCTTTGTCTGTAGTATTTAGCACCAAATCAAATTCGTTCCGGCGCTTCTTGAATACATCAACAATAAATCGTGTGTGAGCACCTTTGACTTCCATTTTGTGAAAGACTGCAAACGGAGAAACATTTGATTTGAAATCAGAAAGAATGAGTTCATCCATGAGACCTTCAACTTCACCAATACATTCAGAAGCCTTCTCACGAATTCGGTCTTGAATATTGATTACATTTTTGTCTGAAGTTTGTACGGGTTTTTCAACTACCTTAACATTTTTTAAGCTTTCAATTTCATTCTCAAGCCAAAGACGATTCTCTTCAGGTAGAATAGCACCATTTGATACAATTCGACAAACGAAACCAAAAGTAGATGACTTCTTCTTAATTGCTGAACCAACATCCAGCTTGTGTTTCTTTTTCAGAAAATCGGCAGCATACTTGTGTGCGTCCTTATTTTCTTTATTTTGTGAATACCATGACAGAGCGCTAGAAATGTCTGCCTTAGTGACTTCACCCGAAAACTTTGGTTCAGTATCCAGAACTAGGCGGGTACGAGAACGAGCCATTACGATTCCTTTTCATAATTTAGATTGTCAGTTTAACAGAGAGAAAACTAATTGTCAACCACAAGGCGGCAATTTTTTTCTTGGTTCATTTATTTTGGCAATCATGTCATACGGCAAATATAAACTTATCAACCACATTTTTACCCAAAAATCAAACATTATTTCGTGTGTCCGCCACATTCTTTTCTAAACTTTTCGTTTGCCGCACTTGACTTAGCATAATCAGCTTTTGGATTTTTTTCTCGCCAAGCTTTTTGTTTTTCTTCAACACATTTTTCCACTGGATTTACACAAGCAACAAGTGTTAAAGAAAGCAAAAGAATAAAATATTTCATATGTTATCCACCACAACTTCCTGTAGTATTACAATATTGAATGAGTTCGTAACCACCCCAAAAAAGTCCAATCACAAACAAAAGAAGTATTGTTATAGCAACAGACATTTCTAGCACTTCTAAAATTTGTCTTTTTCTTCTGGCTGCAGCTTCTCTTGTTCTTCGTGCTTCATGCGCTGCTTCTAGATCCATTGCAGCTGCTCTAGATTTAATTTTATTCCAAACATCAATTTTTCCGGCTTGCATGAAAAGAAGTTGTAATTCCCTTTCAAACTGTTGTGCTTGATCCAAAGCCATTTCAATTTGAATGGCTGCGCCCATACTAGAACTTTTACCACTCTTCTTTGCTTCTACTACAGCTTTTGTTGCATTGCTTTTAGCATCAAAATATTTACCTAAAACTGGACCTAATGATGCAACATCATCTACAGTTTTAGATATTTTTTTAACTAACGCAACAGCCGACTGAATGCCGGCTAGTGCTGAAATGGGGTCGATCATTTATTTGCTAATGGGTTGTCCATTGCCTTTTGTATTTTACTATCAACTTCTTTTTTCAACTCAACCACTTCTTTGTTAATTTCACGGCGTGCTTGTGCAAATTCATTGTTTATTTCTTTTCGTGTGTTTTCCATATCCCTACGAATTGCATTAGCTTCTGTTCTGGCTTTTTCTAAATCTTCACGAACAGCTTTACGCATCTCACGCATTTCACTTTCAGTTTCTCTTTGTGCCTGTTTTACGCTGCGTTCAACTTGTTCTGTTACAGACTCATTGCGGCGAATATCACTCTTCAAATCATTTTTGATATCCCGAGTGTAGTCGGATGTTTTTTGACTATTCTCTTCAATTACAGCCAAGCGCTTATCAAACTCAGACAAATCTGGCGACACATATTCGGCAATTTTCTTTTTCATGCCTTGATAGTCTTTATAAACTTCAAATGCACCATAAAGACCACCTAGAGTTGAACTGACAAGTGTGGCAGCGACCATCAATTTGGCTGGAGTAAATTCATAACCGCCAATACTAATGACGGTATCTTTAGAAGCATACTTCTTCATTGCTGCTTCAGCTTCTTCTATCTTTTTGTTTACATCTACTTTTTCTTCTGACATTTTTTTACCTTCTGTATTGTTGATTGACCATTTCTTGGTGTAGCCTGTCCGAACTCATTTGTCGCAAAGCACGAACATTGTCAACATTTCTTTGTCCTTTATAAATTTCTTTTGGTGCATAAAAAGCCGCATCTGCAATTACAAGGTTCAAATATTGATTGTATCCAACAGGTGTGGTTGCCATTCTAGAAATATTGACACCACCGGCAATCTCATTATCAGATGCATTGGTGTTTACGCTTGCTTTCTGTTGTACAGATGTTGTTGTTTGTAAATCGACACCACGACCTTCTATTATTTGATTTATAGGATTTGTTCTATCAGTTAAAAACTTTTGAGAATCAGACATGGAAATTTCAGATACTGATGTGATAGTTTGTTGGTTTGATGACAATAAATTTTGTGGTGTTTGTGAGGTTTCATTTACAAACGAACTAAAAGATTGTGTCGCTATCTGTTGTACTTGTTGTTGAGGCGGTAATAATGAATATGTTACTTGTGATTGTGCAACTTGTGTTTGTTCTTGAGATAAATTTATTGCAACTGTCGATTGTATATTTGAACCATCTGAAAAAGTGTTACTTGTTAAACCAAGTCTATTTGTGTCATTCGTTCTTACAACGGAAGTTTGCACACCTGGTTGTGTAAAAGATGAAATGATAGATGACGATTGTGTGGTTTGTGTCTGTAAAACTGCCGCATCGCTTCTTTGTACTATCAAATTATTTCTTGAAGGAGAACTATTGAAATTTTGGTTACTGGATGAACTTGAAGACTGAGCAACACTAACCGCTTCTTGTTGTGCTTGCTGTGCGGTTTGTTCAGTTGCAGCAATTGCATTCTGTGAAGCTTGCATTGCTATAGATTGTTCTCTCTGTTGATTTCTAGCAATAACACTTAAACCAATTAAAACGCCATTTGAATTGACAGTTGTTTCTCTGTTGTTTACAGATGATGTTAATGTTACAGATGGTGCCGTTGTTGTGGTTGAAACTGTTTCAACTACTGGTGTTTGTGTTACCGTTGTTGTTGGTGGTTGAAGCGTTGAACTTGTTGTGCTTGTGTTTGTTACAGTTTCGGTTGTGTTTGTAGGTGCTGCCGGTGTTAATTTTGCAAGTGCTTCAGTAAAACCAGGACAACTAGAACTATACAATGGATTGTTAAAACATGGATCAACCGAGTATTTCAAACTAAAACTCACATTGTAAACTTCAGGTCCATATGGCCCAGCCCAACCATTGTTATCACGACCCACAAAACCATACTGAACACTTCCTAAATCTTTTGTAGCGAATGGCGTTGTGAAGTTTTGCGAAAAACTAAAATTTGTCCAATCAAACTTATATGTTAAATTATAGTTTTGATTGAAAACAGTTGATCCTTTTGAATCATAAAAACTCACATATGCGTTAAGATAGTCAATTCGACCATCGTCCCAACCATTGCCGTTTTTCGCCATGAAACTAAAATTATAACCGTTCACACGCAATCCAGTTCCTGAATTTGGAAGAAGATTGGATATGAGTTGCATCTGATATAGATTTGTAGTGCCGAATGAAAAGTTGATGTTATTGCCAGGTCGTACAATAGCATTTGGACCACAATAGCCAGGATTACCCCAAGTCCAACAAGTCAAACTATCTTGGTAAACACCATTTACCCATGGTGTCGTGTTTGTACCAGAAACAGTCGGTTGCACCACATTTCCTGTGGTATAAATTTGAGTTGGATCAAGCGTGTTTATTGTTTGAGCAGTCGCAATTGATGAAACAAAAATCATCAAAGCAACAAAGAAATTTTTCATTCTCTTATAGCTTTAGGAATTTTGTCTGGATTTGCGGCCCAAGCGACTTTAGCTTGTTCACCAATTAAACCTTCATATGGGCAAGGAGTGCCGGCGGCCATCATAGCATCAAACACTCTACGGTCTTGACACATAGTAGCGACAGCGGCTACCTTCATACCCATATCAAATAATGTCTTAGAAAGTTTTAATCTTTCGCAGTTTTGGTCACGCATTGTGCCACCAAAACTTAAACCAAAGACTTGAGTTTGTGTAGCACCAGAAACACCAGTTACACACAAATCACTACCCATACTCATCATTGCAGGAGCAATAGCAGTTGGTGGAGGTTGAACGACTCTTTGTGTAATTTCACTTTGATTGATATTACGGTTAGTCATCTCACCAGACTGAATGTTTTGATTAACATTGGTTGCGGTTGATGTGCTGTTGTTTTGATTTACATTTGTGCTTGTTGTCTGATTCACATTATTATTGTTATATGTCATTGTACCAGAATTGATATTCTGATTCACATTTGTATTTTGACTTGTGCTAGTATTAACATTCGTGTTTGTACTGGTACTGGTTGATGTGTTAACATTGTTATTGTTATTCGTCATTGTACCAGTGTTTTCATTTCTATTAATATTAGTGCTAGTGCTGACATTATTGTTATTGTATGTCATTGTACCAGAATTGATATTGTGATTTGTATTTGTTGATGTGCTGGTACTTACATTGTTATTATTAAATGTTTGTGTGCCGCTATTGATGTTGTGATTGGTATTTGTGTTTGTTGATGAAGAGCTATTTGTGTTTACATTATTGTTATTGTTTGTAACCGTTCCACTTTGTACATTATTGTTTGTGTATGTAACAGAACCGCTCATCACATTATTGTTATTGTTCGTGATAGTACCATTTGTGGTATTTTGATTGATGTTTGTTACTGTGCCACTTTGCACATTGTTATTATTGTTATTGTAAGTGACGGTACCACTATTGACATTGTTGTTTGTGTTAACATTTGTACTGTTAACTGTGCTGTTGCTAGTGGTCGTGCTTGTGCTCGTACTGTTATTATTTGTCGTAACGGTACTTGTGCTATTCGAAGTAGAGTTAGTGTCTACTAAGGTCTTTGAATCATAACTACCCTGATTGATGGGTGTAGTTGTGCTTGTTGTAGTGCCACCTGTAGTGGACTGTGTACTAGTTGTCTGTGCGTAGACCATACTAGTAGTCGCAAGCATAAACAAAGCGACTAAAAGTTTTTTCATTCTGTCTCCTATGATTGACTCATTTACGACAATCAAAAGAAGAGCAAAATATATATCGAACTTGGTATTTATAAGGTTTTGGCCTGACCGGAGGGATTCGAACCCCCGACCCACAGCTTAGAAGGCTGTTGCTCTAATCCTACTGAGCTACGGTCAGATATTTGGTGCGACTGGCGGGACTTGAACCCGCATGGCCGAAGCCGAGGCATTTTAAGTGCCTTGAGTATACCTAATTTCTCCACAGTCGCTTTATTTGGTGCCCCAGAGGAGACTCGAACTCCTAAAATTTGGCTTCTAAGACCAACACGTATACCAATTCCGTCACCGGGGCCTGGTACCGAGTAGTGGGATCGAACCACTGACCCACGCCTTGTAAGGGCGTAGCTCTGCCGCTGAGCTAACTCGGTGTTTATATAAAATTAATAAATTGTGATAAACAAAATCTTCCAAATTTTTTTCCAATTTTATCCGAATTCATTTTGACTTTTTCGACTTCATGGATTAAGAATGATGGAAAAATAATTGTTCGATTGTTTTTACATTCAATAAATAAATTTTTATCTTTCTCGAAATAAATATCACCTCCAGAAAAACTCTTTGGTGTTTTAAAAAACCAACTTAACACCGTAATCGAACTACAATCATGGTGTGCTTGGTAATAATCACCATCTTCATAGTAACTCAAAAGAGTAGAATCTATAGTTGAATTTTTTATTTGTCTAAAAATGATATCTATCTTTTCAAGTTCTTCGGTTATTTCTTTTTTAAAGATTTTCCTATTGTGATGAAGAATATTTGAAATATTTTTTTGATTATAAAGTGTATTGATGAATATACCGTAGTTTTGTTTTTCAAGAAAACCATCAGTAGCCATAGCAGCTTTTGTTTTATCTGCTGACAACATTTTTTCAGTTGAACCTAAAAATAAACATTCTTCAAAAATTGAATCATATTCTTCGGATGTATAATAATTATCTAAAATTATTACTTTGTAATTATTAACCTTCAAAACGCTCCCAATAATATTAGTCATTTTTTTTAACTATTTTATTTTCATCTACGAAATAAATTGCATCTAAAGTAGTATTATTAAATGTTTTTAAAGCTTCTTTTTTAGTTTGTACCAAAGGTTCACCAGCCAAATTAAAGCTAGTATTCAGAAGCATGGGACATCCTGTTTTTTCATAAAACATTTCCAATAACTCATAAAAAAATCCGTCTTCAACAGTTTGAATCCTACAAGTGTTATCTACATGCACGATTGCTGGAACAAAATCAATTGTTTTTTCTTTACATGAAAAATTAATTGTCATATAAGGAGATTCTGTTAATCCATGTGATTCAAAATATTCTTCAAATTTTTCTTTTAATATTGTTCCAGCAAATGGTCTGTACCATTCTCTTTTTTTAATTTTATTGACTAAGTTTTTACCGTTTTTATTTCTAGGATCAAACAATATTGAACGATGGCCTAAAGCTCTAGGACCAGATTCTGGTTGTCCTTCAAATATAGCCACACTTTTTCCAGAAATTAACAAGTTACAAATTTCTTCAAGCGAAGATTGCTCTCCTTCATTAATTTTTTCTTCGAAATCATAAAAATGAAAAAAATTATTTTTGATGCTCAAGGGTTTCTCACCAGTCAACTCAGAATACTTTAACATTGATGCGCCAACTGAAATGCCAGCATCATCAGCTATAGGTTCAAAATAAAATTTAACATTTGGCAATTTTTTAATATAAAAACCATTCGCAACGACATTTAAACCATAACCACCAACTAAACAAACATTTTTAATTCCTGTAAGTTTAACATATTTTTCAATTAAGTTGCAAACCACTTCTTGCGTTTGTACTTGAACTTGCTTAGCTTTATCAGCATAATATTGAAAGTTTTCTGGTGTTATATTTTTTTCAATTAGATGCAAAGAATCTGAAAAATGTACAGCTCCGTGTTCATTGTCTAAATCAAACATTTGAACAAAGTGATTTGGTATTGGTCTATTTTTTATAAAAAGTGGATCATATTCTTTATTTCTACCATAAGATGATAAACCCATTGTTTTGCCATTTTCAAGTACATTTTGTTTTATTAAAGTTGTTGCGGCTTCATACACTTTAACTATTGAATATGGACTATCAACTTCCAAATCTACATCACCATAATATTCTCGCAACTGAGTTTTTATTCGATACAAATCCCACTCATGGCCATTCATTACCCAAAATGACTTATAAACAGGTTTAATTGTGTTATTTCCTGAACACACAAAAACCGACTCCGACTCACGGCATACTGGTTTTTCATTTATAAAAAATAAAGAACCATTTCTATCGATTGTGAAAACTAAACATTCGTCAAATCCACTATTGTAAAAAGCCAAACTAGCATGACAAATATGATGTTTTAATGCTGAGTAATTTTCCTGTTCTACGCCAAAATTTTTTCTTATATAGTTAACAAAATTATATCCGGCTCCGGGCAAATTGGTAGGTGTGCAAAACAATATATGGTCAATTTTACCATTAAATTTTTCTTTGTATTTTTGCACGGCCAAGAAAGGAGCTCCGTCTCTTTTTTCTCTAGACAGTCTTTCTTCTTTACAAAAATATTCCACATCTCCGTCATTAATAACACAAACCGAACTGTCGTGTGCGGCAGTGTAAGCCATTATCCTCATATTTTATTTAAAGTTTGCCAAGTTTTCGTCATATCAGCACAAGTGTATTCCTGATAAAAGGGCCTAATATGAACTGGTATAGGAATTTCTCGGATTTCACCACCAATAGACTGTGCTACTTCCAAGAAACTCATTGTTTGGCCGGTGCCAATGTTCCAAACGCCAGACTCTTTCACATTCAAAAATTTCATTTGATAATCAATTACTTCATTCACATGAATGAAATCTCGCTTATATTTACCGGCAGGCTCAAATACTGTGATATAACCAAGTTCTTCTTTTTGTTTGCGAAACTTTGTAAATGGGCTTGCTTGATCACCCTTCTGCGCCTCATTTGGACCATAAACATTAAAATACCGAAAACCTTGAACAATAATCTCAGGCGATTGATTCATACGAACATAGCGCTCGAAAAGATACTTTGACCAAGCATATGGTGAGCGAGGATCTACAGGCGCATCTTCACTAAAATTTGTGCCGAGTCCATACAACTGGGCTGAAGAAGCGTATTGCATATTTACATCATTGAATACACAGTCTTCATAAAGTGCCACAGAAAAGTCATAGTTATGACGCATAACTTTTTCTACATCTTTTTCTGTAGTAGCGCTAATCGCACCTAGATGAATCACCCAGTCGAAACCAGACACATCTGGAAAATCATCACTCCAATCGAAGCCAACAACTTCATGTTTTTGCTTCAATGCTTGGAACATGTTTGTTCCAATAAAACCTTTGTAACCCGTCAACAGTATTTTCATTTTTGTGAATCTCCCGGCATCACACGATAATTATCTTCAACACTATCGGGCGTACTAACTTCAATAATAGTGCCTTCTTTTATGCAAACCAATTGATGAGGTTGGAGAGGAAAATTACGCCAAGTGCTTCCTTCTTCCAAAAGATATTCTTTTTGTTTTGCATCTTTCGTATCAATAACTCTTACGATAAATTGTCCATCTAAAACATACCAAGTTTCATCTTTCTCAGCATGGAAGTGCATACTGAATTTTGCACCCTTATTAAACTTGAGCAATTTACCACAATACTTTTCATTGGTGCACCAAATTAATTCGTGGCCCCAACCTTTTTCAACAAAACCTTCTAGTCGCATATTTCTTCCAATTTTGGAGCATGAACGCCCATATGTTGCACAGTAATTGAACTGGCTTTAATTGCAAACTCTATTGACTTATCTATATTGGATGTTAACAGAAATTTGTATGTAAGTGCGGCAAGAAAGGTATCGCCGGCGCCAGTAACATCTACCACTTCAACTTCTGGCGCTGGGTAAATTTTAGAGTTAAACATAGCACCTTCTTCACCCATTGTAACAATCATCTTCGAATCAAATGCTGGGGTTTGAAGTGAATTATATTCCAATAAATTTATTTTGATATAACAACCATCAAGGCGCTGCAAATCTTTTTTCTTCGTGTCAACAAAAATAGGACCTTCAAAAAACTTTCTTAAATTTTGAATCAATTCATATGAAACAGAACCTTTATTGTAATCTGAAATTACGATTGCATCGTAACGATTTAAATTCAAATCACCATTAAGAGTTACGGGCACACATTCACAATCATCATCAATACGAACAATGTGTTGACCACTTCGCAAATCAATCAGTCTTGTTTTATTGGAAGTTCCGCCGTGAAAATAATCAGTATCGCAACCTAATGCTTTTAAATTTTCCAATACATTTGCAGCCATACCCGGCTTTGTTTCATCATAGGAAAATTTAAAAACAGGAACTGGAGCTTCAGGCGATAATCGTTCAACTACACCATAACGATATACATCAACACAATCATCACCGATCAACAATACTCTGAATTTTTTGCGTAGTTGAATAACCTTCGATGCGGTCATAATAAATCACTTTCTTGCAGTATGTTTCGCCGATGACTGACTTGCCTTTGTAATCAGAACCTTTGACCATTATATCAGAATTCTTCACAAGATCAATAAGTTCTTCGTCAGAATCAAAGATGATTACCTGGTCGACGGATTTCAAATGTTCAAGCATAGTCTTACGCTCGTACTCATTATTTATTGGTCGAGATTGGCCCTTCTTCGTTTTAATTCGGCGATCAGTGTCAATAGCAACAGTCAAATGGTCACCAAGAGACTTTGCATATTCAAGCAACTTTAAATGCCCAACATGCAAAATATCGAAAGTGCCATTAACGATTACATTTGTTGATTTTTTCTGTGTGAGTAACATAATTATTGGAGCGGGTAGCCGGATTCGAACCGACTCCGTTAGCTTGGAAGGCTAAGTCCTCTCCCAGGAGGATACCCGCATTTAGGCCGCTAAACTTTTAAATCTATCTGCTGCATACGAAGCTGCAAACGCTTTTGGTTTCACAAGAGGAATCACATTACAAGTGCCTCGTATATAACCAACTGCTTCATTGATAACACAACTTGATCCATGCATCTCATTTGGGTTAATGTCCAAATGAACTTCTACATGTCGACCATCAAGTACATCAGCTAACTTTAAATACAATTCGGAAACTTTATAAACTTCATTCATTAAGCGAAATCGTGGTTTACTTTGCTTTTGGTCAAAGTCTCTTTCACGATGAACCTCGCCAAAAATTTTACAACCATTATTACCATTAATATGAATAACAATTGCAAGAACATAATCGGCATGCCAAACATCATTCACAATTACCCGTTCAGAATCGCAACCAAGATAAATTTTTGTTTCTGGCGATTGTGCATCAATAAATTGTTTCACTTCATCTAAATTTAACTTACGCATACTATACTTATATTTTTGGCTCCAGAGGCTGGGATCGAACCAGCGACAGGGTGATTAACAGTCACCTGCTCTACCAACTGAGCTACTCCGGAATAAAATGGTGGAGGATAACGGGATCGAACCGTTGACCTTTAGCTTGCAAAGCTACTGCTCTCCCAGCTGAGCTAATCCCCCGTTTTTCTTTTTTCAAAACTTTCCAAAAGACAATCTTCGGTGGACAATATATCTTGAAACTCATTCTTCAAATTAAGGTCTTCTTTCAAATCACGACCAAAGATGGCATCCCATCGTTTCTCATATTCTTCTTGCGAAACACTAAATGCTCTTGGTTTAGAACCTTTACCACCATCACTCATCGTCATTTGAA